GGATCAGATGCGGATAGAGATAGAGAAACGAGCGGCGGGGGCGGAGCCGCACCCCCGCCGCGGGAGGAGGGTGGCATGACGGAGAAGAAGAAGCCGGGCCCGAAGGGGGAGGCAAAGCCCATGGGGACGGTCCCCGAACCGTCTGTAGAGGACCAGGTCGCCATCCTCCGCGAACGGGTCGCCGCCCTGGAGAGGGACAACCTGAAGATGGTCCCCGCCGTGAACGAGCTGACCATGCACCACTTCAGGAGGAGGGCAGTGTGACCCGGGGTGTGGCCTTCACACCGGCCATGAAGCATTACATCGAAGAACACAAGGATGACCCCCACTCAGTGGTCGCCTGGAATCTCACACGGATGAGTGGAATCCCGGTGACTCCCGATGGAGTTTATAAATATCTCTATCGACAGCGACAGAACGGGACTGGGGGGGAGCCCTCTCTATCTCCTTCTCCTATCTGATTATCCCCCTTCTATAGTCCTCTATAGTAGTGAGAATCAGTTTATAGATACTACAAACCATATATATACATGCCATTCCCCGGTGAGCACTCGGCCAGGATACGCGATCCTGACCAGTACCCGGAGGACAAGATCCGGAGGCAGAACAACAAGTTCGGCCGCGGGATCGACGTCATCTTCGGTATCAGGGCCGATGGCAAGTCGGAAGTACAGGCCATCCGATTCGACAGCACTCTTTTCACCGTAGCCGAGGCGAAGAAATGGCTCCAGGATCACGACTATCATCCGATCCTGTTTGAGCCCGCCACCGGGACGGCAGGGAAAGAGCAGGCGGCGGAGGAGACGATGGATACGGAACTGAAGGAGAAGGCCCTGGACGTGGCCATCAACCCCACGCTGGGGAACATGCAGGAACTCGATGGCGGGCTGCTCGTCAAGGACGTGAAGCTCCTGGCGGCGGGGACCTGGATAGACTCCATGCAGAAGACGCCCTGCCGGTACACGCCGGCGAAGCTCAAAGAGTTCGCCCAGAACTGGACGGACCGGAGCCTCTGGAGCCGGCACAGCGGCGGGATGCCCCGGGACATCACCGACAAGGTCGGCGACATCCGGAACATCCGCTACCAGGACGAGGCCGTGATGGGGGATCCCTTCTACCACGGCAGGACCTCCAGGTCCAAGGATACCCTGGAGATGGTCCGGCACGACCTGGCAGGATTCGTGTCCGTGGAGCTCGCAACCAGGGACCGCTGGATCCCCACGGAGAAGATCTTCGAGGCGGATGTGATCCGCTTTGATGGAGCGGCCACCGTAAACCGTGGTGCCTGCAGCAAGTGCACCCTCCGGGGCAATGAGGAAGCCCCGAAGGAAACGCCGGCCGGGAAAGAGCCGGCGGAGAGCCTCCTGAAGAAGGAGAGTGAACGAATGGACGACACAGACAGGAAAGCACTGGAGGACCGCTTCAAGGCCCTGGAAGAGGGATTCGCGAAGCAGGTCAAGGCCCTGGAGGAGAAGGCTGCCTCCCGGGACAAGGAGCTCGAGCAGACGAAGGCCGAGCTTGAAAAGATGAAGAAACAGCCGGTACCCCCGGTTACCACGCCCGCCGATACCGGCAAGGCCCTTGAGGCCATGCCCGAGTACACGGTGAACGTGGACCTCGAGTCCGGCACGGTGGGGTGACCTGAACATGGCAGATATTGCATCATTCCCAACCATCCACGACGTTCTCTGGAGTGGCGACAACACCCAGAACTTCAAGGCCAGCGGGGCCATCACGGCTGGGATGGTGGTCTACCTCTCGGGCGACATGACCGTGACGAAGACCACCTCCTTGGCCCACCCCCCGGTCGGCGTGGCTATCGGCGACGCCGCCAGCGGGTATCCGGGCTCGGTGGCCCTCACGGGCTGCATCGTCTACGTGGCGAACACCGACAACAAGCTGACGGCCGGCGAGGGTGACTACGTCATCGTCGACGACAATGCCGTTGGCGGCACCGTTTCGAAGATCGCAAAGGGCGCCCTGCCCAGGACGCTTTACTCGGTCCTCGGGGTGTTCGTCGAAGACATGGCAGCGAACAGCACGGTCCGGATCCTGATCCAGCCGGGCATCATCGTCGGGACGGTGGTCTCATGACCCAGCTCCTGATCAAGGCGCTCCGGGCCCACCCGCAGTTCGCGGGACCCGCGGAGCGGAAGCGGCTCCTCGCGGAGATCGCAACCCACGACATCCCCCTGGTGGAGAGGCAGCTTGGGCTCGCCTACATGGTGAAGGGCAAGGACGGCAAACCGCACCGGGCCCGTGACCTCCTGCTCTCCGATGCGAACGAGTCCGGCACGCTGATCCAGACCGAGATCTACCGGACGATCCTGGAGGGCAGCGAGCCCGCCAAGTGCATGCGGCAGGCGGTGCCGATCTTCAACATGACGTCCAACGTCATGCAGATCAATGTCGGCGAGACCGGGACCTACGCGGGTTTCATCGCGGAGGGGGCGGAAATCCCCATCAACGACCAGGCGTACACGGCACGGACCTGGACTTCCAAGAAGTTCGGGGAGCGGCCGCTGATCACGCGGGAGATGGTGGATGACGCACTCTTCAACGTGGTGGAGCTCGAGGTCCGCAAGACCGGGTTCAGGATCGAGAACACCCTCAACCAGTGGATGCTTCAGATCCTGATGGACAACGCAGGGAACGAGCACGACATCAATGCGGCCATCACCACTGTTGGCGGGGTCATAGCGGCCATCATCGCTCGCGGCTACGTGGTCGAGGACGGTTTCCTGCCGGACGTTATCATCACACACCCGGCAATCACGCCGTACCTGTTCAAGGACTTCGTGCCCGGGTACAACCCCGTCGCACAGGGAGCTGTGGACCGCGGGGTCCTCCCACAGGTCATGGGCTGCAGGGTCTTCGAGTGCGGCGTCAGCTGTACCAGCGCCTCCGCGCCCACGGCCTCCACCCAGCCATGGGGTGACAAGACGGACACCAACATCGGCATGCTCGTCTTCGACTCCAGGTCCGCTGGCGGCATCGGCATGCGCCAGGACATCCGGGTCGAGCAGTACAAGGACCCGATCCGGGACCTGGTGGGCATGTCCATGACCATGCGGGCAGCCTGCCAGTACGGTGTGGCGAACGCCATCTGCCGCGTCGAGTACGGCGGGTGAGGCGTGAGGGAGGGATACTCCCTCATGCTCACCACACGGAACAGCGGGAAATACCTGTCGGGCGAATGGGCACGGCAGCGGGAGCTCTGCGCGCAGAACCGGGACCAGTTCAGCGCGGAGGACCAGGCGTTCTATGAGGTCACCGGGCAGTCCCCCGGCATGGGGGACCGCGAGCGGATCGAGGAGACCATGACCATCGAGACCGCCCCCATGGACCCCATGGCAGCCAACACCCGCAGCGGGGAGTTTGACATCAGGGACAGGCCGGAGGTGGGGCATTGAGTTACTGCAGCACAGCGGAACTGGTGAGCCTGACGGGATCGGCGCTCTCGAGCGCGGTCCTCCAGGCCATCATCGACGACGGCGACAGGGAAATCGACGCCTACCTGGGGCAGTTCAACCTCTCCGGGTCGGCGACCGGCGCCATCAAGAGCGCGTCCCTGAAGCTCGCGCAGGCGGGCCTCCTCTACCATGCTCTCCAGGTGGGGGACCTCCAGGCAGGCATGGGGGAATTCGCATCATCTGTTGACGTGACACGGGCGGCGGAGTCCCTGCGGAAAGCGGCCATGATACTCCTGGAACAGTTCCGGGACTCCCAGACCTCCATCTCGGCGCCCCACCTCACCTTTGTCAGGAGAGTGGATGGAAGATGACGGACGAACTATCAGACCTCAAAGACTGCACGGACCACGACCTCCTTATCCTCATTCATACGGTGGTGAGGGGGATCAGTAAAGACATGGGCGATCACGAGTGCCGGATCCGGTCCGTCGAGGGTAACCAGCTCAAGATCCTGGGTGTGGGTGCCGCCATCGGGTTCATGACGGGCTGGCTGGGGCGGTTGTTTGGGGGGAGCCCCTGATGCTCACCGGCCTTCTCATCCACACCTGCACGATTCAGCTGCGGGACAAGATCGGCGAGGACAGCAACCACGCCCCAGTCTACGCATGGATCGACGAGCAGGAGGACGTGGCGTGCCGGTTCACCCAGGCGAAGGGGAAAGCCACCACGGGCCTGCCCGGCGAGGAGATCCTTGCTGATCTCGTGGTCCTCCTCCCGGAGACCGTGACCGTGACGGAACAGGAACGGCAGATCGTGACGAGCGAGAGTGGATACGCGGGGACTTACAGCATCACGAAGGTGCGGCCCATCTCGGGGCGGTCCTCGATCCACCACTACGAATGCGACCTGCAGAAGACCGATGCGGCAGACGTGGCGACGATAGTGGACGGGGGGGCGGCGGGCACGGTCTTCCGCGCCTTCCTTGATGGGGGAAACGCATGACGACACCGATCCAGATCCTTCACCGGAGGGACACGGCGGCCCACTGGACGTCCGCCAACCCGGTCCTCGGGGCATCAGAGCTCGGCTATGAGACGGACATGGGCCGGTTCAAGTTCGGGGATGGCGTGACCGCCTGGAACGACCTGGACTATTTCGAGGCCGGCGCGGGAGACGTCGAGGGCCCGGGGACGTCGACCGACAACGCCATCGCCCGGTTCCACCAGGGGACCGGGAAGGTGATTCAGAACTCCCTTGTCACCATCGATGACTCCGGATCCGTGAACATCCCCTCCGGGCAGAGCTACAAGAAGAACAGCGTGGCCCTGGCAGCTGCGGACGTGGGCGCGGCCGCGACCTCCCACACGCATGGGGGCGGGGACATCACCTCCCAGGTGAGCGATGCCCATACCGTGGACGGGGAACATGCCTCCGCCTTCGCTGATGCCAGCCATGCTCACGCAGCCACCGACATCACCTCCGCGACCCTGGACGGGGACCGACTCCCAGCCCTCTCCACGGGCAAGCGGGGCGGTGTGAAGGAGACCGGGACGCCCTCCGGGAAGTTCCTGCGGGATGATGACTCATGGGCAGCCGCGGGGGGTGCCTACCGGCGGCCTGCAACCATCGTGGTGGCGGCGTCGGACTCCGCGGACAAGACCAACGTGGACTTCGTCTGCCCCGCGACGGATGCCCTGGACTACATCACCACCACAATCATTCCCACCCTCCCCGCGGGCGGGGGGAAGATCCTCCTCCTGGAAGGTACCTACACGATGAACACCAATAGCAAAGGAATCGTCATCGATAGGAATAACGTCACCATCGAGGGAATGGGCCAGAGCACGATCATTAAGTTCCCCGCCAATACGGTCGCCGGGACTCTCATCACCTGCAACTACGCGAACTGCGCTTTCGATAACTTCCAGCTCAAAGGGGTGGCGACCGGGAGCGCTGCGCAGATCGGGCTCTCATCCGGATCGGCGCTTTGCGTTGTCTCACGCCTCGATATTAATGGGTTCGGACCAGACGGCAGCTCGCAGGGGATCACCGGAAGTGGATCGGTGATTGTTGAGGGATGCTACATACATGGGAACTACTATGGGGTCCAGGGGGGCTTCAACCTCGTCACCGTCACCGGATGCTACCTCTATGGCAATGTCCGCCCCCTCTACCTGGGGGGCAGCTACATCACCATCTCGAATAACCTCATCGAGTCCAGTACCTACGGGACCTACACCTACAGCGGACCCGGCATCGGCGCCCAGATCTCGGGGAACATCTTCAATCAGACATATGGCCGCTGCATCACCCACGTCGGGGGAAAGGCATCCATCACATCGAACATGTTCTACATCACCTCCCTGACCTACCCAGCCATCTCTGCCAGTGGAAGTGGCCTGACGGTCACCGGGAATACCGTGACCTCGGACGGGGCAGGGGATCCCAGTGCGGCCCCCTTCTCTATTGACACAGGCACGAACTCGATTATCTCCGGGAATGCCTATAACGCGGCCGGCGCGGCGCGGTGCGGGTATGGCCTCCAGATCGGGTCCGGTGCGGTTGGCTTTGCAGTCATGAGAAACAGCCTGTGCTTCACAGTGGCCCCGATCCTTGACGCGGGCACCCAGACAACATTCGGGGACGCGAAGATGACCTCGCTGCTGAATGTGCTCGCGGAGGACGTGGACGCCATCGTGGACAACGAAGACCTCAACGTATCCCTGCCTCTGACCTGCACCTTGGACGGGCAGCCCGACTTCGGCCGGAACGTGACCCTGGCCCTGACGGATGTGGACGATGGAATCTCCGCGATCAACATCACGGTCACGGGGGTGGTATCCCTTGGAGTGACCGTGACGGAGACCTTCACGTTCGCCAGTTTCACCGCGAAGGTGGCGACGGGCAACTATCCCTTCGAGAAGATCACGGAGGTGAAGGTGAACTCTGCCACCGGGATCGGTGCGGGGGACGTCCTCGAGGCGGGAATCGGGAAGAAGCTCGGCCTCCCCGGGAGGATACATGATGCAGGGGGAATCATCTGGGTGAAGCAGAACGCCGCGAAGACGGCCGCCTACACCACCAGCGCCACCTACGGGACTGTCGCCCCGACAACCTTCACGGCGGCGGATGACTTCGACATCTTCTGGAATCGGGACTCGAACATCTGGGCGGTGTGACTGTGGCCACCATCAGCATCGGGGAGCTCAAGAAGCGGCTGGCCCAGCTCCAGGGCATCACGCCCGCGCTGGAGAAGGGGATGAGGAAGGCCGCCCTGAACGTGGAGCGGACGGCGAAGGAGAACTGCACCCCAGGCATGTCCCCCTACTACAAGGCGCCCCACGACACGGGCCGCCTCCGGGCGGACATCGACAGTGACGTCTCGGTGGAATCGGGCCGCGTGACCGGGTTCGTGTTCTCCACCGTGGACTATGCTCCCTTCGTGCACGACGGGACGGCCGGGCGCAGCGTGGCTATCGTGGCCGGGGGGATGATGCACCAGGGCCGGGCCGGGGGAGGGATGCCGCCCCGCCCCTACATCCTGGACGCAGTGATCGCGGAATCGGACAAGACCAAAGAGTTCCTGGAGGACGCGGTGGCCGACTACATCAAGA